ATTTTTGTCAATCCACTCTACTACAGGTTGGAGTGCACCTAGATTCCGCTTATTTTTATTTTTATTTTTAATTTTTTTTGCTATTTTTATTTTTTGAATTTATATTATTTTCTATTTTACGAATTTGTTTTGAATTTAAAGACAGTGACATTTCTAATTATACATTTTTTATATTTCGGGATGTAGTTGTTACACCAACGGTTTTGAGCTATACTGTTTACCGTTTATTATTTTACAGTGTTCCTAATATAATATTGCTATATGTCGTTTTCCAGACTGAACAAGGTATTAAGTCTCATTCACGATTCCTTTCCCTCAACATCAGGCAAACATGGCACTCTAAACGATCCCACCATGTACCCCTGGACAGCTTTATCAACCATCTAACGACCTACATGATTCGCGACATCATGCAAAAGTTTTGAAAAGATCTCCTACTTTCACCGTATTTTAGGCCCTAGAGTATCAACGTTGCACAAATGGTCATAAAACGGAGAGTTCCTAGCAACCCCCAGTTCCATATTGGATAACTCATATTTAAACTGTTCTTGCATATCATAATCCCAATCATACACAGTATTGAGTGCCAACATCGTTTCAACGTTGGGCTCACATTTAACGCCCAACATTTTCCATTCTTCCAATTTGCACATGACAGCTTCTGTCCCTTCTGTCAATTCCAATATCCTATCCAAATATGCTCGTAGTGGTGGCACAACATAAGCCGCATTGTACAATCCTAACGCTGTACCCTTAACCATACCTCTTAAATTAACGGTCCTGGGATGGGGTGGATTGGTATAATAACCCAACTTTGCAATTACCTTACCAACTTTAGGAGCAAACACGTATCCTTCATCACATGGATACATTCGGTTGGAACAAAACTCCAACATTGACCAATTTTTCTTATAGGTTGCAACACTTTCAAACCCAAAATCCAACATATGGGCCTTCCAATTTATCTTAACACTGCCAACTCCATGAACCAATGCATTATCATCTCCTTGAACCAACATGCATAATGAGTTTTTGGCTGAACATACACTAATATTATTTTCTTTACAATAAATATACAAATGCATGATGCCATTTAAAATAGAATTAAACAATGAAGTGAAAGGATCACCACTTTTCCGAGTACCTTCCACAGAATAAACACAACCTGTGGACGTAGTGCCATGCGTTTTTATATTGGATACCATTAAATCCAAAATCACTCTAGGCGCTCCAAAATATTTAGCCAACCACACTTCAAACTTGCACCATTCTTTGTGTATTGAAGCATCAAATTTTCCTATATCATCTTCCAATATTTCAGTCAAACCTGAGTTCACTAGCAAATCGGCGGCCTCTTTCATACTGACGCCTGAAGTAAAACAAATAAAATTATCTTTACTCCAATCTTTCTTAATACTCTTTTGCAAGGCCGCAAACCAAGGTCCTAACATAGCTATATATTCAGGTTGCGCACCCTGAATCAATCTACTGGCTTTAATTTTTCTCCCTTGATCCGATCTGTAAATATTCCCTTCCACTTTCACAAACGCCGACCTTTTGGTCCATTTTTTCAGTGTTTTTTGATCCAACTTAGAATATCTGTTCACACCCTCCTCTTTCAACCTATTCCACGTTTCTTTTATTATTTTTTTTACAGCTGGCGAAGCATTACTTCCCGCCAGATAATCCAACATACTCAAACTACGAATTTTTTTTTTACACGTATGCGGAAAAATTATTTTAATATTTTTTTTT